CCCCGTGGCGTCGTAAAGATAAGTTCCACCCCTCCAGATTCCGTAAGAATACGTGAGAGATAGTCTCGAGCGGCAGGGTCTTGAAGGGCATATTCGTCATACACGATGGATAAAGCATTCGTGCCGACGAGGGCATCGTAGTTGTTTGAACCAGAGAGCTGGATTATGGACCCATTCAATAGCTCTATGGACATGTCTACATTGTTAACTCGGCTTCTTAAAGGGATTGGGATTCTATCGATGAATCGGATGCCATCAGAACCTCTGCCTTTCCAGACGACCTTACGGCATTGATTGGTTTGGGGAAGAAGGCTGAAATGCAGGCCCGGTCTCTCTAGAGCCAACATTGTAGTCAGGGATAAAGCGGTTAGTGTCTTTCCGGCGCGACGATGAATAATAACTAAGATATGCCTGTATCCCTCGTTCATAACAGCCCGGATTATTTTTCTCTGATAATCTCGGGGAGTGAATAGGTAGGGAATTTCGATCAGCATTATTCATCTGGTTCATCTGGTTCGTCTGAATACTTAACCATGGCCTGAGCATAGATTGCAAAAACAGATGGAGGTACTGAGCTAACAGCTATTCCATTCAATGCATGAAAACCTTGCTTCAAAAGAGAATTAACCTCAGAGGTTAGTGCATTAGGACTAGTTCCCATTGCGAGCTGATATTCTACTACTTTCATCTTCATCTTTTTTTATCCTTGATGAGTGGCGCCTTGAAGACGATAAGGGGGAGAGCATACCCCTACGAATCTCAACCTGTTGTACACAATGACCGCCAATAGGAAAGCAATCCTTTGCAGAGGCAAGACGCCAATATCAGTATATCAAGTTAGTGGCATTCTGGGAGACAGGAGACTTGGACGCTATCCTAGTTGCTCGCTCCGGGAATCACCTTGGGGTGCGCCATCTATCCCAAGCTAGAAACCCTGCAAAATGCCATATCTATTATACGGGCAGAGAGATTGGATTTGAACCAATGACATAGGCCTACGATCCTTTGCTCTACCAAACTGAGCTACACTCTGCGATCTTCATTATTTATCAGGCGGAAGCAACTTGTCTACGTCGATGCCGGTCTCTTTATCGATGATGGCAGCGGCTTCTTGCTCAACAGGGTTATGCCATTTCTTGGTCATATAGACTGAACCACCAAGAGCAAGAACGCAAACTACGACGATAGCGATAATCATGAGTTTATTTCCCTTTAGCTGGCTTAACGTTCCAAATTCCATAAGCGGCTATGTATTCCTCCGCAGTAGATTTCCCTAAATTTGAGTTGTAAAACTTACAATAATATTCAGCTTGGTCTTCTAATCGTTTTGGCACAGGCTCTTTGTGTCTGGCATAAAGTATCCTTGCCATGGCACACGCATACGTTAAATGATAGACCATCACCTCAGCTTTGGGCTTGTTGAATAATAAGCAGAATCTCATCATCTTGTTACAGACCGCAGGATTGTTGGGAAGATAGGAAGTCCATAAGTCATCATGAGTCCTAGGTTCCATTTGGAATATCCCCAGCGCCGGACCATTCAATTGCTTCAAATAGGTTCCCCCACGAGATTCAATCGCACAGGTTCCTAGCATAAGGTCTTCAGCTTCCTGGCTGTATAGACTAAGCGCCTCAAGGGTTGGCTTGATTACTATCTGCCTTAGTTGTTGCTGGTCTATCATCTTTCTAGTTTGTCTCCCAAATAGTCTTTAACGGCATTCATGGCCGAATCCAATCCGTAAGTTACCCTGCAAGCATATCCTTGTTGACTGGCGGCGTACAGGAAGTTCTTCTGAGGTTCGGATAAAGTTCCGTTATCTGACTTCAATTCCAAGAAAAGACCATGGAAATCATGAGAAGGAATAGCGATAAATACGTCAGGTACTCCAGCAGTAACTCCCATTGCTTTAAGATAGACTGCCTCCTGAATGTCTCGATTGCCTCCGTTAGGTATGTGAAAACAAAGGCGACGAACATTGGGATACAGACTCAACCACTTGAATAACATGACCTGAATTTCAGATTCTCGGGTGCTATTACGCTTGGGACGCCACTTTTTAACCGCAGCCATTCGCTAGATAAGATTGGTCGTGGTTACGTTACCACCTGCGTTTGTCGTGACTGAAACCCAATGCACCCCGGGGTCGTTGCTCAGAATCCAGATAATGTCGCCTACGGAGAAATAGCCTGAAGCTCCATTGAAATAATTAGCCGCTACGGTTTGAGCTGTGGAGTTATTGGCACCATTAGCCGAGGCATTGAAGACCCATATCTGAGGAATAGGAGCCCCACAATCCCCACAAGAAGCATTAAAGGTCTTGTCGAACTGTTGAGATTGACTGACTTTAGCGAGATAGAGTAAATCGAATGCCATGTCCTTGGCTCCTTATGAATTTCCTAATACTTTGCCTTTTTGGGCTTTTCCTTTTTCACGTTAGCAGGCATTTTCTTTTCTTTTGCCTCTTGCATCTCGCGTTCCTTCATTTCTTTCTTGCCGTTACCTTTAGCGCTCATTTTGCTTTTCATCTCTTTACGCACGTTTCATGCCTCCCTTGGCCATACCTGCTTTAGAACTTTTAGTATATAGCGTTTCACGTGCTGGTTCACCAAAGTCATTAGGCTGAGGGTCATTATAGGTTTTAGGCATGCGTGAAAAGTTTTTAGTCACATCCATTTTAGGACCGATGTCATCTCGAATTTCAGTCCGAGCTACCGAACTGATCGCCTTATTGCCTACCATTGTGTGGTGATTGGCACGAGCTGCATTAGCCAGGAAGACTTTAGGTCCTCGGTTCATGGAATAGGCATGTTCTCCGCCATGATAGGTGGAGTACTGGTCCTGCCTAGGGTCTTTGGATTCAATATGAGGATGACTTGGTCTTATTAGATAGCTTTTCATTACGCAGCTCCTTTGGGCGATCCTGTCCAGTGTGTCAGCGGGTCATTCACCCCACGACAAGCATAAGCATAGGCTCCGGGATTCTTATCGGCCATCGATTCCGCATGGTTATAGCCATTATTACCTACAGGAGATAAGGACCCCAGAGGTCTATTAAAATGTTCAGCAGGACGACCTTGGCCATCCATTGAATCAATATCTCTAACATTCCCGAAAGGTTGTCTTTCATTTAGTAAGAGTGGTCCGTGTCTTTTGATCGATTCGTTCATTTTTTCTTCCCCTTCTTGTCTTTACGCGATTTTCCAGCCTTACTCATGGCGATCGCAATACTTTGCTTTTCTGGATAACCTGAATGACGCAATTCAGAAATATTTTCGCTCACAACTTTTTTTGATTTACCCGACTTTAAAGGCATTAGACAATCTCCGTAACCGTTAAGCTAAGTTGAGGAACCCCACCGAAGGTGATAGTACCATCTTGAGACTCTAGGACATGAATAGTACCAGCCGTGGTTCCGTATCGAATTCTAAAGGTAGTCGCTACAGCAGCACCTGAGGCCACATAAAATTTCAATGAAAAATCGGTAGAATAAGAAACACCTATAACAGTGGTCATGCCTGCTGTTAATGCATTAGCACCTGCATCTCTAAAAAGAGCAAAAGTATTGTATTGATTAACCGCATTACCCACCAAAGGACAATAGAATTCCACCATCAAAGTACTGGCTGCACTTTTAGGTGTTATCGTCACGGTAATAAGCTCTGTGCCTTCTCCAATCTGAGGAATAGTATTGTCAGCAGGGATAATAGCTGCCGTATTAGCAGGAGCCACACTGACCGTTCTAACTTGTTGAAGCCAAGGCCCATCTCCAAAGCTAAGATTTCCAGCACCATCCGTTTGCAGAGATTGACCTGCCGTACCATCCGCTATCGGGAGAGCAAAATCTAAACTGGCAACATTGGCACCCGCTTTAAGACCCGTGTAATTAGTATTGGTTGGCTCGAAGAAGCGCAGGGACTTACCCGATAAAATCTGTATGCTTCCAGCTCCGGTTACAGCAAGCTGGATACTGCCATTGGCTAAAACTGAGGCGATTTGATTCAAGTTTAAGGATAAATTTCCAACACGAAGACTCACTATTCCCGTGACATCATTCGTATCACTGATAATCACGCCAGAGTTTTGGAGACTACCAGCAACACCATCAAATCGCGCAATCGCATTGTCTGTAGTGGGTAACGCTACACTGTATGGATTAACAGTTCCCGTGGTTGTGACAGCAATGATTTTTGAGTTATCAGCCGCTTTAATCCAGATGGCATTAGCCGGAAGTACGGGTAAGACAGTATCCACGACAGGAACAGGACTGGCTGAGAGATTGTAGTGAACCCCAACCTCGGTATCGTACATCTTGTTCTGTTGAGCCATGAAAACGGTGCGATCGAAATCTGTGTTCACGTCTGTGGCCTGGAATAGACCCCCGGCAATGTAGTTGTTCAGACGATCATCAGGCATATTACGAACAATGGTGATGATATCCCCGGCTGTAGAAGCTGTCACTAGGGTTATGGAACCACCGACGGCAGGAGCAGGGTTGATGATAACCGTATATTGAACGTTGTAGGTTAGGATATTGGTTAAATCGCTAGGAACCGTACCTGCTGGGGTTAGATAAACATTGAGGTCTGTTTGGGCGAAGACAGCAAAAGGATAGTTAAAAGGACCAGTACCTCCACCAGAGGTAATCTGTTCTCGGGGTGGTATGTCAGTAACTACGATATCGGTCATTGCTTAACGCCATTCCTTGAGCTTCTCAGCCTTTTCCCGAGTATCAGGGATATCCCAGCTGTCGATCCAATCGTTCATCAATTTTCTCATATAGATCATGTTGAGTATAGGCAAAACATTCTTTATAAGACGTTTCATGTCTTTTTTATTAGCCTGTCCTCCTGTAACGACATCACCAGCCATACCTATGATGTTAAGACCATCGATCAGTAATCTTTCAGGACCAAATTGAATAAGGCTCCTAACATCACGAAATCTGTCCAATTGCTTACCTGGGACTAAGTTCCCTATAGTATTGGCACGACTTGCCATATCAGCAAAGACGCCTCCTACTCCAGAATTCAGTAACCCCTTCTGGAACATGAGCCAAGGGTCTAGATCATCCTCAGTTAAATCCTTCCCTGCCGCGAACTTTCTTATGGGGTCCACTAAGGAAGCAACCGCTATCATCGACAAGGCTCCCCCAATACGCGATGAATTGAATTTCTGGAAGAGCGGCACTGTAAAGTTAGTGGTGGCATTGAATCCCCAACCCATGTACATCAAGGCAGCTCCTAGGAAGCCATTAGGTTCACCCCAAACAGGATAGGAAGCAATGTTAGACCCGGAGAATTGGACTGACTTGACGTCCTTTCTGACTGCCCCTTCCATGAGAGCCTTGGCCTGTCTTTGTTCTTTGGTTTGAATGTCCCATTGTTCGATGTTGCCTATCCATCCCCCATGCGCTTTTCGACCGTATTTGTTACGCTGCTCAATGATGGTCTTGGCTACGGGATGATTGGGGTCAATTCTAAGATTCAGTAATCTTTTATGATATTTGCTAGATAACTTACCTTCTAATGCATGTCCTAAATCCGTCAAGATGGATGAAGTACTGGAACTGGCGGCTATGAATTGGGAGATATCGCCCATGGGAGTGGACAGATTCAGTATTCCTGAGACATTGGCTACCTTATCGCTCATCCTCTCAACGAAGTTCAAAGGCACATAACTGGGCCGATCGAAGGCAAAGTTCATTTGGTAGTGAGCTGTAGCCATTTCAATGCCCAAGCCCAGATGAACCGATTCCCGTCGCATGTCTTTTAGGTACTTCTTATCGGCTGAGGCGGCTGCTCTTAACAATCTGATAGGGCCTTGTCCTAGATATCTTCTGAAGCCCTGACGAAATATAGGAGCTGCAAATTCCTGCATCATGAGTAAGGAGAGACCGCCTAATTCCGTCGCATAGAGCCATTTCTTCGCGGTGTTAAGGCCTTTAAGCCAGGGGCCATATTCAGTTCCCATCTCACCCATGAGTCGTTTATAGACAACGGAAGCCGTATGGATATCACGGGCCAGGTCTTTGTCGAGATTTATTCTTTTCTTACCAAACTTATCTTCTATCTTTTTGACATTAGCCCCAGGAGCTTTCAGAGCTGCCTCTTCCTTGAAGTTCAGGTCATTCATTAATATGTCGTAATCGTTTCGGATACCCTGACTTAGGAATTCTAGTTTCGAGCCACCTTTCTTTGGGTCATAGCCCATACGTTTTGCGTATTTTTCCATCTCCAGGATTCGTGACATACGAAGATTGTAGGCATTGAAGCTCACACGAATATCAGGGACCAGGAAGCCAGCATCCAGTAATTTCTCATCCGGTATCATCAAAGTTCGGCGTTTGAAGGAGTTAGCGCCTCCGGTTCCGCTTCTGAGGTATTGAGTTAGGGACTTATTGAGCTGCTCTTCTCCTAATCCAGTCAGGGTTTGCAGGGTTTGCTTGGCTGAAGCTTCGACTTGTTCTGGGTCTAGATATTTCCTAAGTTTCTTTTTCTTCCCCGTCCCAACAATCATATCCGGACTGTAAACACCATTCTTAATCTTTTCCTGTTGTTCCGCTTTGAGCAGCTTAGTGTCTTCTTTGAGCTGTTCGAGCTTTTTCTTGATTTCGGCCTTAGCGATCTTATCTTTTTCAGCCTTCATCTTCTCGCGTAAGTCTCTGATTTCTTCCCTATTTTTGGTTAGGGGCATTCGTTCTTGTTTGATTTTCTCATTGGTGTCGTTGAATTCACTCATGAGGAATTTGAGGGCTTTAGGCTGATTGGCTTTGAGGAAATCGCGATCGTAGACCCTCATGACGTGCTGAGCGGCTCCAAAAGGCGTAATCCCTTCAGGTAGTAGACCTAATTCTATTAATTCCTCGCCAATGGGTTCTAGACGATTCTTAATGAATTTCTTGGCATGGGAAGATATGGTGCCATTTTCATGTTCACCCGCATTAATGACACCTCGGTAGAACTCTTTGGAGAAGTTTGGGAAGGACAACTGACCGTCCTTGGCTTTATAGCGTTTAGCCACTTTAGAAATACGATTGGCATTAGGGTCAATCCCCGCATAAGCATCATAAGCATCTGCTAAGTCCATTTGGAAATGTAATGTAGCTGTCCGGCGATTATCAATTAAAGTTTGAAGGGCTTCGGGAGGAGCTTCGAAGTTCTTTTCGATCATATTTAAATCAAGATTATGTTCTAACGCCTCGTTGACCCACCGTTTCATAGTAGGTGATTTGCTCAATAGACCTCGAGCTAAAGGATTCCCAGCAAATTTCCCAGCCATGAAAAGTAAGGGTTTTCCTACCGAGAATTGTCCATTCTTACCCCAGCCATAAACAGATTGCCCAACCAAATCAAGATGGTATTTATCCATGGCACCCGCAGAGCCACCCGTGGCCGTAAAACCTATGGGTTCGCCTTTCTCTCCAACCCTGAATTTAATGTCATAGCCTTCAAGTTGTTTACCTAAAGCGGCCTTCATGCTGTGAAGATAACCCGATCGAACTCCCTGGAAGGCACCTCCAACAATCCCAGCAAACAGACCACCTTTAATCGAATTTAGGAGAGCTTCTTGCGCAGTTCGGGCATTGTGATTGTAGGCGAGGTCCAGTTCATCAATCCCCGCGCCCATGGTTGCTATGCCGATGTTTTGGATAATTGGTTTTAGGGAAGGAAGCATTTTAGCGCCAAATAATCCACTGGCGAAAGGCAACATGTAGAGTGGGTTCCCAATATCAGCAAGAAGTCCAGCTCCCATATCGGTATACCAAGAAGCTTCATGACTGGCTTGAGCAGCATCTTGTCTAGCCCAAATATCAGCCACTTTACGGAAGAACTCCCCCTCGGTATTGGCTGTAGAGGCTTCTGAGTAGTACTCAGGGTCGATAAGTGACATGTACTTATCTTGGAAGAAATCAAACTGTTCATCGGGATTCTGGACGAGTTCAGTGTTAGTTAAGATTTGATTTCGCATAGCCGAAAATTTTCTAAATAAAAAACCCTCGGGCAGTTTCTTTTGGAAGGTCTCAACGAATCCTGGTCGTTCTTTGGATTCCTTTGGTTCTTCAGATGGCTTAAATATATCGTTAGGAACCTCGTAGAACCCAACAGGTGTCTTTTCATCAAGCAAGAAGGGCTGAATGGATTTAGCTATTTTAGGTGGCTTATCGGGTTTATCAGGTTGGGGGGAATCAATCATGAGCAAATTCCTCACCGATTAACCTATCCAGATTTTTTGTATACTCTCGTTTTTCTTTGGCTTCTTCTATCAATCGCCCCTTTCTATCTTCAAACCACTTTTGACGAGCGCCATAATCCAAATACCATCGAGCTGTTTGACCGGTTTTGAAGTCAATGAGTGGGACTGGAGCTTTATTCTCATCTAAATAGGCGAAGGCATAACTGATTCGACCATCATTGGGCATCTTAGTGGATTGATCGGGTTGAATAATGACTTGTCGTTCCTGACCATCCACCATTATTTTTAGTTTTGAGGTGATAGGAGCTCTAGTGTAGAGGTCTTTATCATCCGGCAGTTTATCGGCACCTGACAGCTCATTAAGGACGAATCCACCGGAGGAAACTTGCTCTTGATTGGAAGCGATTATTTCTTTTAGAGCCCGTACTCGATCGTTGTACATTTCTTTGGGAGGCCCTAATTTCATCATTTCAGGACGGTCATTAATATCAACTTCTTTATAAACGCCCTTCATCTGCTCAAAAGCCAACTTTTCTGCCTGTTTAGGGGTTTCACAGATGGGTGCATAGGCGGTCACAGCTGATAAGAAAGCCACATCAAGGCCAGTAGGGACTACCGAATTTCTTCCAAATAATCTCTGACCACCAAGACCACTCACTATTTTTGATTGGAGGGTAGGTGTCCCCACTTTTAATTTACTGTCCTGAAGATAACCTCTCAATCTCTCTAATCTAGAAACTCTTGTATTGTCATCCACGTTATAAGATTGACGAGCTAATTTTAGGTTTTCGTTGGGATCGTTTTCGGTGTTGGCTTGAAGATTAGCAAAGGTATCAAACATCACCTCATCTTCTTTGCTGAGATCGCTTATCGTCACCCCATCATGACTTTGCTTTAAGAATTCGACAGCTCGAGCTGCTTCTGTGGCCTGCTGAACCCCTCCATAATTTGCCACTCGGGATAATTCCTTGGCTAGAGCAGGGACTGGAGCATTAATTCTTTGAGCTAAGAGAGCCTTTTCAGCCAAGGTTGCCACATGAGGTTGACCTTGTTGTGACATGGAGCCTTCATATAATTGAACGGCTTTACCGAAAATGGAATCGACTTCAGAACCACTGTAGCGAGACATAAATCCAGCATCTTCTAGGTTTCCAGCGGCTTCATTGAACAGAGCCGTTTGTTTATCAACCTTAGCCGAATGGACTGCTAACTTATGTTCTAATTTGGCATACTCAACTTCTGAGGTTTCATTCTTGGCCTGAATCATAGAGGACTCAGTCATCTTTCCGGTATCGATCATCCCATCGTATTTTATGAAGTTAATGAATTGTTGCTGGGAGAGTGCGGCTTGATATTCATTGGCATAGCTCAAGACTCCTTTAACCAAGGCATCATGCTCGGAAGGACTCATTCCCTCAGGTTTGCTCTCACGTAGGTTAGCAATGTAGTCAGCTCCTTTCTTATCCTTCTGAGCCTCCACATATTCTCTCTGGTGTGTACCCATCTGAAATCTTTGCACGGCGGCTTTGCGTTGAGCCTCAGCTTCATCAGGTCTATATCCATCTGCTCCTCCAGTCTCTTTGTAGAGGGCTTCACGGGAATCTATGGTGTCCAGTCTATCTTCAAGAGCTTGTCTTGAGCCCACGCCTTGATCGGACAGAGCCGTATTGCTTATCTTTTCGTTCTGTTGATTGTCTTGTAAAGCACGTTGTGACTCTAAATATTGTCGATTACTGGCTTCAACTCGGTTGGCTAGCTGGTAGAAGGAAGACTGATAGCTGCTCTCAAGGCTTCGTTTAAGGTCTGGCTGTAGGGATTTAGGGGCTTGTGAGACTAATTTTTCGATGCTTTGGGTGGCGTGCTGTTCAAAATCATTGAGGGAATTGGCTGTGGGCAGTTTAGAGGCGGTCTGGGACAGCTGGTTGATTAGCTTATTGCCTTCGTAATTGATATTGTTGGCTCTTTCCTTGTTGTAGGCCTCTTCAAAAGAACGATCAGCCTGAGTCACCGCAAAGGGTAATGGCTTCTTACCCTGTTTAGCCGCTTCAATACCTTGGAGGGTGGCTTGCTGTTGTGAGGCTCGTTGAGCAAAGTCACCCCCTAACTTGCCGATGATGTCACTAGCAGACCCCAAAGCATGTCCCGCTTGTGCAAAACCTGTTGTTGCAGAACCCGGTTGTATGGTATTCTGTCTTTCGTACTTCGGTGTTTCAGCCATCAAAAAATCCCTCTCTAAATCACTCCTATATTGTACTCCAACCCAGCAATAATGCCTAGTTTAATGCTTTAGACGTCTGTAATATGCCCTTTTTAGACTATTTTAAAATAATTTAATAAATGTGTTGACATGTTAATAACTCTTTGATATTCTAGCTTCAGAAGGTCGCCAATGGGGTGGCCAGGATATGGAGTCTGAATATGAAAGCCAGCGATTTAAGTTACATCATTAATCAAATAAACAATGCCTGTGTGGAGCTAAAGAAGGAGCAATCAGGGTTTGTCTTTGGCTGCTACATGCATAAAACATTTAGAGATCTTCAGGATGACTTGTCCGCGATAGGAAATAAAATCATATCGGTGGTTATAGAAAATGGCGTTGGAGGCGTAGATTTTGATGTTGCCAATAGCTACAACGAGAAAGAGATAACCCATACCATAAAATAAGATTAATCAATCCCAAACCCCCTATAATTCGATCTGTAGGGGGTATCTTATGTCCAGACGCAACCGAAAGATCTTATTCTGGGTTCTCCTTCTAGGCGGAGTAGGATTTGTTATAGGCGGGATTTTCATTCACCCCCTCCTTGTGCCAGGGGGAGCCCTTATCGCGGCAGCAGCAGCACTTCAAGTCGTTTTATCGCCATCACCGGAACAATCACAAGCCAGCAGTCATCGTACTGAAAGACCTATCAGCAATGAAGTGGAGCTAATAGTACATACGGATGAGATTGAGGATGTGGATTTGGAGTTCAGTGTTCATGTGGGGCATCATGCGTATAAGCCAGAGGAGGAAGCCGTTGATGTGACGACTCCTCCTCGTTATAAAAATTAAATGTCCATCCAGTTTGGATATATATGGGGTCTCCTTGACTGCATCTTCCTAGCTCTTTCTCTACCGACACATTGTGGTTGTTCCCACCAGTGTTTGTCTTGGTCTTTGTTGGTCCTGCACCATTCTTCTTCGGCAGCTACCTTGGCTCTTTCAATCGGGTCGCGTAATATTTTCATAGCTGCTTCATGATAGTACGATGCTGGTTTTACTCGACTCTCAATGTCCCTTGCGATTTCATCTGGATAATCTTCGAGTGTCTTGATCTGTGTCATATAATTAACTCCTATTTTACAATGTGATCATCGATGCTGGTTTTTGATCGATACGTTCTAAATATTGATGACAGGATTTATCAAACCAAAGGTCAATTGCCCCTTCCCATTCTCCATGTCTATTTTTATCGCACTGTAAGATGCAATCGGGTTCATTTTTCTTTTGAGGATTGTAATTTTCTTTTTGAGCTTCTTTTTCTTTAGGTCTATTCCGCCACATTTCAAAACAATTATCCGCAAGATCACTGATGGCACCAGTTCCTCGGATACTCATTTTTCCTGGGCATATGTCTTCATCTCCTTTACGAAGATGAGCAATTATATGAACATGAATAGGGAATTTATTTTTGAAATCACATAATTTCTCGATAAATGCCTTTTGAGTAGGATAATCTTCCTCAGAAATACCACAACGAAGGAATGAATCAATCAAGAATACGTCTGCCCCATGCGCCTTATGTGCATAAGTAAATATTTCCAACATTCGATCGGGATCAATAGTGCCCATGATATTATAAATCCATAGAGAGCCTGCTAAGTAGTTAAACGCTGAGTTTCTATTTTCTCGAGTTGGATTTTCTAGGGCCGTTATCTGTTTTACCATGCGATTTAGAAAATTTTTGGGTGTCATTTCTATGCTTAATAAACAAATTTTAGCCCGTTCATTGACTTGATGGCATAAGATGTGACTTAGCACTTGAGATTTCCCATGTCCGTTGTATCCCCCCCAAACAGATAATTCATTGGGTCTAAATTGAATTCGATTTCCTACTTTTGACCAAGGAAGTCCATAAGTTCCCTCAACAAATTTACCCGCTTCTTCAAAAGAACGATGAACTTCCTCTATAAAATATTCAGCAGGGACCAATTCTTTTGGAGCGAGACATTTTGCTTCCATTAAGCATTGCTCAATTACATCGGCCTCAACGCCATTTTTCAAACACTCATTAGCATCTTTATATGGTAATGAAACTAACTTGCAACGATGCGCTCCTAACCTGCTGGAAATGTCAGAAGCAGCCAACTTACCCGCCATGTCTTGATCTAGACAAAGATAGATGCAGTCGAAGTAGTCCAAATTTTCGTATTCATGGCCTATCCAATCGTTGGTATGACCTGTCCCACCTCCAAGCGGAATCGATAATACGGCGTACTCAGGTAGATATTGATGTAAGGTCATGGCATCAATTTCGCCTTCCGTTATTATCAGATTCTTGGCATCACGAGGTACAGCCTGCCATCCAAACAAAATGGGCTGACAATCTTTTTCAGTCAACATGGCCTTCTTGCCATTTTTATCTCGCTCTAGCCAGAGATTCTTTGCAAAGATGAGTTCTTGGCCTCGATAGTACGGAAAGACAATCGCGTTCTTATCTTTGACGTCCTTGTGATCTTTAATCCGAGCTGAAATCCTAAAAGTGCTCAATGTTTCTTTAGTTAGAAGCCTTTCCTTCATTAGATATTCGTATACTTTTGAAAAACAAGCATCCGGTCCCTTTTCTATTTGAGGTCTAAGCCACTGTTTTTTGCGTACAGGCGTGATTTCTATATTTCCTATACCCAAGTAGCCTTTTATCTCTGAAAGAGCCTCAGCGATAGATATACGCCTTACAGCACACCAGAGGTCAATAAGGTCTCCGCTTGGGCCTCCATTGAACTCTTTCCATTTACCTCTTCCTTCTCCGTTAACCTCGATTTTTAGACTAGAGCCAGCTTCTCCATTGATCGATCCAACCTCGTACTCATGGCCCTTCTTTTTGGCATTGGGTAATAGGTGCTTAACGATTCGATCAGGATTCGCATTCAAACTTTCTTTAATTGATGATAGGTCATCCGATACTTTCTTCATTTAGATTTTCCTCCACACATTTACAAACGATTACTGATGCCACCTGGGGATTCAGAACTACTTTCTTCAGACGCGTTAGGCTTCCAGCCCTTCTTAAGTCCCTCTCGTATAAAAGCCCCGGGAACCTTTGGCTTGCTGGTCCGGGCTATCTTAACAACTTCCCCAAATCGATCAAGCCCATATTCCTCAATCAACCTCAGAGATACTTCAGGGTCCAGCCCTATGTCTTTGATCTGATCTAAAAATGAAACAACAACAGGGTCGTCGACTGAAGGTGGGATCTTTGGATTTAGAGAGGCCTTCTGTTGTTGTTTTTCTTTTCTTTCTTTCTTTAGATCATTATTAAGAGTTATGGGCTTTCCCAATCGCCTGTTATTGGGTTTCCCCATATCCTGTTGTTGGGTTTCCCCATAACTGGGATTTCCAAGGGCTGTAGCTAATTCAATTATCTTACTTATGTTGATTGTATAATGAAGTTTTGCCGGTACTCCCTTCCTCTCAACACTGATTAATCCTAGCTTGATGAGCTTTTTTCGATTCCCCATAACCTCTTCTAAAGTGAGGCAATAATCTTCGCAGAGCTGTTTGTCAGTTCGCCAAAACTCTTTGTAGTCAAAAGCTCGGTACAAAAACCCGAGCTGAGTCAAAAAATACCCTGCCGTAACAGATCCGCTAATTTTGATGTAGAGGGGATTGATGTTGAATTGCTTTGCTGTTAGGGAGTCGAATAACTTAAATTGATCTTCGGTCATGATTACTTTCCTTGTACTGGCTTGGATTGAAGGCGGTTGATGGTATTTTTTAGAATATCGGAAAATTGGGCTCGGCTTTCTTTTAGGAGAGCCTCACTTTCTTCTTGGAGTTTCAATAGTGAGTCATCGGACTGTGAATAGACGGGGAGTGGGGGTCGGTTAGTTGACATGTTAAGCATGATCAATTCCTTTGAACTTGCGGGTTGAAGGCCACAAGAGGAACCAATCTTGCAAAATGCAGATCTACCTCTTGCACTTTGCCTTAAAAAAGATTATCCTAATCTTGCGAAGGATTAGGGAGCCTGGTGATAATAAAACTGGGCTTTTCTTTTTTAGGGCTTCAGAAAGTATCTCACTCTATGTGTGTAAGATCAATCTAAATCAAAGAAATGGGTTAATTTATAATCCTTCAAAATCATTTTTATTGTATCCAAAGTTACTACTTTTCTTTCAACTTTAGCGCAATCCAAAATAAGTCGTAGTGCAGTGAAAGCATTGTCCCACTGTAAGATTTGTTGCCCATCCAACGTCTTGTCATATTGGAGGATTATTTTATTAGCCATTTTAGACTCCTTTAAATTAAAATTAAGTTAACAAACTCATTGACACCCCACCCTCTATCCTGTTAAGATGCCCATTCTTCCTTGTAATCCATAGGTTGAGTCCTTAAAGAAAGCGTATCCTTATGTAATCCTATCAGGGCCGGTTGATCCATATCCCCCGGCCCTAGTGGGATCATCTAAACCAAATTGTTCAATGCTTCATCGGAAAGGATGGTTTCCAATTCATCGGATAACATCTCCATTGTTTTTTCATGTAATGGGATCTTATCGGACGTAAGAGAGGATGTATTATCTATGAGCTTTTTAATCTTTCTTAAAGCAACAAAAGCACTATTGCATTTTAAGAGCTGAATTCCTTCAAAATCATACTCGTACTCAAAGATAATCTTAGTTGATATACTCATTTATCGACCTCGCATAGATCAACATATCGTCACAACTCATCCTCAGAGGAGCGACGGCCTTATGCTCTCTGTTCTTGGGCGTTACCCTCATCAGAATTCGTCGTTTGATATTAGCTATATCTGACATGACGTTCCTTTGATATGCCTCCTCAACCAGGTCTCTACGCTTCTCTTCATTCATTTTGGTTATTTCTTCATTAGATATCGTCATTATTTAGCTCCTGCTCTTCCTCTTCGGTATTCATTAATCCCCAGTCTTCGTATTGTTCGTTTTGTTCGTACTGTTCGTCCATCGTATTACTCCTTATTTCAAAATATCGCCCATACAATTATTCCTAATCAGTGACCTAATCCGCCATAACTGGCCATCAAAGGTGTTCTGTAGGAAATCGTGGTAGTAAGTGCTTTCAGAGGTGTTGGCCATACCATACTGTTTGAGTATCTCAGCTAACAAATCCGTCTTCCTCTTCATGATTTCGTCACATTCGTACATTAAATCTTTCTTAACCCGATCCTCCTTTAAGATTTGAATGAAGTATTGCTTTTTAAGTTCAACCTCCTCTTCGGAAGATAATTTTACCTCACTCTTGACGGTCATGCAGTTTAACATTTCATTAACACGCTTAGCCAATAGAATGCAGATGGAATCGTATATCACATCGGTGAATTGGGTCCGAAGCATGGCATTGATGATGGGCTTTTGGTCTTTTTGTATGGTCATATTCACTCCTTAAATAATCAGGGCCCAGCTTCATGCCAGACCCCTTTCTAGGCTAGACAGGACTTACTAGACAGTACTTACTAGACAGGAATTATTTATGGTAAAGCTTCTTTGGCTTATATCGATTAACCACCTCATCAATTCCTTTATCAATTTCCTTCATGCAGGCATCCATAGCCACGGAATCCGTATGAGCTTGATAGGCTACTCCAAGAGCCGCACCAGACACGGCACCCGCTATCGTCCCTAAAGGACCACCAGAAGCTCCTCCCACAGCGCCTCCTATGGCTCCCCAGGTAGCAGGGACATCCAGAGCATCGGCTTTAGACGCGCATGAGGTGTAATCTGGTTTGGGTAGAGGCTTGGGTAGAGGTGGAGGTGCATCCTGTATCTGTTGATGCATGGGCTGGTACATAGGTCTTCTGGGTTGAGTAAATTGGTTTAAATTCCCCGAGCAATTAAAAGTAAACGGCATAGTTTCGACTCCTATTTTAGTTAGTTACAGTTATCGGAGGAATAGTCTTTCGTCACTTCCTCCATTCGGTAGACGGCCCAACAGTAATCCAAGTGCTCCATGATTTTGGTTGGCTTGAAGAACCATAAGGCCAAAAATTGTGGCAGAAATATAATTAAGGCGTAGCGGTAGGGGACAAAAAGACATAAGCCTAAGGTCAAAGCGGCTGATAGTAACATCAAGGCAAAGACGATTCCTAATTTAAATTTTATGTCCATGAGCTCATGTTTTGTCATAACTTTTCCCCAAATGATTTCTCTGCTGTTTTTTTATCCATCTCAAAGTTACATATGTCACATTTCCATATTTTTCCATCTAAAGTAGTTAGGCAACGATGATCGCATTCATATATGTCTTTACAGTGATCACACATTAAATTTGGCGGGAATGGAATATAATTATGGTTGCATTTTGTGTTACGTAACTCCATAACCTGAAATTCTAAAGCACTAACCCTAGTCCCAACCCATTGATCATCACCCTTTGGGTTAGCCTCCGCATAATCAGCAAATTCTTTCTCTAGCCTCAATACCCAGTGCTCTATATTTTCCAATCGCTCCTCAATCAGAACGCTTAAAGAATCATAGATATTGTTAATTCGATCCATGTCCGTGCTCATTATTTTTTTCTTCCTTTAAATTGTTTTCCAATCAGATGTTTTAGCCCTAACTGAGAATTGATGATATCCCTAATAGCCTCAGCAAAAGAGATATGTCTTAACTGTTCTTTTTCCTTCTTGGCTATCAGCTCACTAATCACATCCCAAGTCTCTCTTTCGATGGACACTCTTGTCGCAATCCAATCACCCTCAAATTTATTTCGCATAATGCTTGACTCCTGTTTGCTTAAAGCAGTATAGTAACAAGGTGTTATTAACTTGTCAATACTTTTTTAAAAGGAGTCTAAAAATGAGTACTGAATTATTAAACTCGGCAGCCCATAGCGTTCTAAACTCGGTGATTACGAAGGGAGACTTGAGTAAGTTAAGTGATCCTGAAAAGACCATGTACTACAAGGCTGTCTGTGAGTCTGTAGGGCTAAACCCTTTAACCAGACCATTTGAATATATGGTGTTGCAGGGTAAGACAACGCTTTATGCCAGGAAGGACGCTACTGAACAGCTTCGCAAAATCCATAATATTAGTATTGAGATAAAAAGCCGGGAACTCGTGGAAGACTGTTATATTGTGACGGCCAAAGCCAGAATGCCTGACGGTCGAGTTGATGAATCCATAGGGGCTGTCAGTCTTTCGGGTCTCAAAGGGGAGGCCAGAGCGAATGCGGTCATGAAGGCCGAAACCAAGAGCAAGCGCCGCGTAACCCTATCCATTGCTGGTCTGGGCTTCCTAGATGAGACGGAGGTAGAGACCATCCCCGGGGTGCAAGTGGGAATACAAACAGGGACACAAACAGGGACACAAACAGGGACACCAACCCCTACGGCTTGTCCTGATACCCTACAAGAACTTAAGGCCTATATGGATATCCGCCAGACCTCAGCCGCTGTTGTGGACAAATGGCTCATCCGATATGGGGTAGACTCTCTTGAGAAGTTGCCTGAGTCCTTTGTTAGGATGATCGTGGACAAAATGAAATCTGAAATGGAAACCAATGGGGTGCAAGCGTGAATGTAAAAGACATCTATACAGTTTTGGAGCGCTTATGCGCCGAGCTTGAAGAGAAGAAAGACTGGTCAGCCCATAATAAGGCCGAAAGAATACGGGCTTTCTTCGAGGAAAATTTCCCTATGGCTTTAGAATTGGAGGCTGAGAAAATCGATGGATAAGAGGGATAAAAGGGAATGGCGTGCCGATTCAGCTAACATGGTCCTGTGCGATCACAGCCTCATAGTGACCCGGTGGAATACCCAGGAGAAGTACCGGATTGCGGAGCTGCTTATGTGTCAGCGATGTGCCCGAATCTTTGAATGGCAGTATGTGGTGGATAGGGATTCGGAGGGTAAGAATAGATCTCTAGCCTCTTCTCTAGCCTCTTCCGATCGATAGTTCTACGTAGAACACTAACAAGGTACTAACAAGTCGACAAACTTATTCCCTGTGAAGTATAATATCAATAATTTAACAACAGGGATTAGTTGTGGCTAGAGTTAGAAAACCAGAATTGAAAGGCAGTATGGGTACTAGGGATGATAATTATAAGCCCGAAGTCATGTTGCCTTATATGCTTAAAGTATTCTCCGAAGGACACGATATCGCGGCTTTTTGCTCGCATTTTGGGATGTGTCGAGATACTTTTTTCTCATGGCTAAAGAGATTTCCAGATTTTGCTCAATGCTATAAAGACGCTAAAGAGAAGTCCAGAATTTGGTGGGAAATCAAAGGGATGGAGGGTCTAAACAATCCTCACTTCAACCAGAATGTGTGGCGGCTTATGATGCGTAATCGCTTCGACATGGCCGATACCCGTATAGTCCCCGTCCCCTTCAGAGCCAATAACTCCCCCAAGCAAAATTTTAATGTCCTAAACAAGGAAATCGCTGAGGGTAGAGTTACGCCGGATGAGGCTATTAAGCTGGCCAACTACATCTGCTCAGGGCTTAAGGTTGAAGAAGCCTCGAAGATGCGGGTAGAAATTGATATGCTGATGGAGAAGCTCGGTATTCCTAAAGAAGGGTATTAATATCGATGTCACTTCGTACGGATTTAGCTAAGGTTAGAAAGCTATTACGACCTAAGATAGAGCTACGGATTGTTAGAGATCGAGCTGAAGTCGTTGATATACCGGGAATAATTTGGGTTCTGTTTAATATTTAGGGAAATGCCATGAGATTAGGACGATTAGTAGGTAGCGTGGTAGGCGCAACAGCTGGCTTCTTCATGGGTGGTCCTGCGGGTGCCGTTGCAGGTGGAATGCAGGGTTATGCCGCTGGTCATGGCGTAGACGAAGCCCAACGAGGCCGTCAAGAATCCAAGAAGGTAATGAGAGATCAAATGGAGGCCCAAGGCCGCCAAGAAGCTCAAGTTCGTTCTGAACAAGCCCGAATCAACAAAAATTTAGAAGAATCTCAAGCCAGAAGAGCGGCTGGGGTAGCACGAGGGGCTAGGTCTCGTATTCGAGGTGGTCTCTTCGGTGATAGTCCCGTCAGTTCCTTACCCTTACAGCAAAGATTAGGATAGCAATTAATGTTATCCGACTTAGAACTCATTAAGCGGCGTTATAAGAAGGCCAGAGCTAAAGCAGACCTTTGGATATCCTTGTTGGAAGCCTGTTATCATTACGCTGTTCCCTCAAGAAATTTATTCTACTGGACTTCTCAATACCAGGGTGCGCAAAAAAATAGCCGCGTATTCGATACCACAGCCATCGCGGCTACTAAGAACTTCGTGGCTAAGATTCATAATGGCCTCTGTCCTCCGCAACAACAATGGTACTTACTTGAAGCCGGTCCAGACATTGAAGAAGACCAACGCGAAGATGCCAATAAGCATCTCCAACACATCACCGATCAGATTTATTACTACCTCAAGAAATCCAATTTCGACATGGCGGTCAATGAAAGCTTCTACGATTTGGCCATAGGGACTGCTGCCCTAATATGCAACCCGGGTCCTGATGCAGATCAGCCCCTAGAATTCTACAGTACTCCCCTGGCTCGAATAGCCATTGAAGAGACCGCCTGCAATCAATTAGAGACCATATTTAGGTGGTGGGATGAGATACGCATCGCCGATATCCAACAGATGTGGCCTCAGGCTACGCTGCCCCAGGATGTCCAGTCGCTCTTTAAAGAGGACGAGAACGCTACCTTAAAGGATTTGATTGAAGGGACGGTTTACAATCCTAAAACAAAAGAATATAGGTACGTGGTCTTCTACGATAATGGCTATTTCGTGGATGAGATGCGGGATGATAGCCCTTGGATCGTGTTCCGTTGGAGTAAAGTTAACAATGAAATCTATGGTCGAGGCCCTATTATTGAGGCTCTCCCCTCTATCCTCTCATTGCAAGAAATTTATCGAATTGAGCTGGCCGCTGCTAATTTTAATATTGCTAAGCCTTACATGGCCTACAGCGACGGAATCTTCAACCCGTGGACCTTTAATCTGCAGCCCAACACCATCATACCGGTAGCACCCAATAGCTCAGGACAATGGCCTATCCAGCCCTTCCCGGACAATACCAGTCCCCAATTTATGCAGATGACGTCGTTCGATCTCCGCCAGCAAATCAATAATCTGATGCTGGGAGATCCACTCACCCCCGTTCAGGGTCCTACTCGGACAGCCACGGAATTGGCACTAAGGCAGAGGAATCGCCTGGAAGAAATAGGGCCCACTTTTACTCGTCTACAGCAAGAGTTCTTAAGTAAGTTATTGAATAGAGTTGTTAAGTTATTGCAAAAGCAGGGTCTCATTGAGGACTTTGTGATTGATGGCCGAAAGATTCAACTCAGCTACAGCTCGCCTCTGGCACAACAGCAGGGCATGCAGAACGTCGAGAAGTTCATGGAATACGTTCAAGTCCTTCAAGCCATCCAAGGCCCCGCAGAGGCTAACGTTAACTTCAATCAACTCTACATGCCAACCTGGATTAGAGAGCAAATGGGTGTTAATCCTGAGCTCGTAAATAACGAAGAAGAGATGAAGGCCAACTACGAAGAAATGGCCCAACGAGAAGAACAAGAAAGAATGGCCCAAATGGGTCAAATGCAACAAGGACAAGCCCCTAACCCCGGAGTCGCCAATGAATCCCAACAACCCTTATCTTCAGCCGGTCTTCCCGGATCCATTTGAAACAATAAAACAGTCTCAAAATCATCTTAGGGAAAAGGAAATCGAATTCCAACGCCTGCACTATGAGATTCTGCAGATGAATAAAGAGGGTAAACGACTCAATGATATGTTGCAGGATAAGTTTGTTAAGCCGTCACATTTTAATCCCAACGACCCTAATGCCAGCACCTTAGCTATCTGGTGGGATGGGTTTAGAACGGCTATTCGAGGTTTAGACGAACAAGGTAAAATACACGCTCAACGAATTAAAGAAGGAGGAGTCCGTTAAATGATACACATGGAATTTAAAATTGATGTAGAAGATTGTGCTAATTGCGATCAAATCATCGTAGAGAAAAACTGTTATGGGGTTTGTGAGCTTTCTATAGTGGAGGATGGGTTTTTAAAACCCATGGCCAGTCTCTATAAACAGGAAATAGAACAATTGATCGACTGCTTAAAAATGATCCACTTTAACATAACCCACC